CTTCAATACCTTTCATTCCTTCTTTACCAGAAGGCTCAAGATATATTGGCCAATCGTCACCACCTAAATTCATAGTAGTTGATATTTCACAACTAAATCTATCCTTGTGTCTTTTTAATTCATCACCTTTTTTATATACTCTTGCATAAGTATAAGCCGGATATAATTTTAATTCGGTTATTTTTTCCATTTCTGGTTGACATTTTAACATTAAAGTTTCCATCACAATGTCTGAATAAACACAATAAGTATTTGGTATTTGCTCATGTTTTTGTTCATAAAAACCTAACATTTTTTCAAAGGGTGAAATATAATTTTCTTTAATACAAGTATCAAAAACTTGTTTTTTCATGTTAAGATAATTTGCAATAAAAGTTGCTAGATCTTTTGATATAACTTTACGAATAACAGCATATTTATTTTTTTTAAAACTCATTTAATCACCTTTTTTGGATCTAAAGAAATATTTCCAGAAATACTTACTCTGTCTTTGTTAGATAAATAAAAAGGATATACTAAATGTACTAATGAAGAGGGAAATAATAAAATAGTTCCTTCGTCTTCAGATTCTAACAAATACGAATAAGTAGCTACTTGACCTAAAATATTTGTGTAACAAAATTCAAATGAATTAGCCATAGGTGTATTAGAATGTTTTGTAAAATGAAGTTCTTTTTCTTTATTATAGCTAGATGGAATGTCTAACCATATCACAAATGAAAAAACACCTCTATGATTATGTGCAGGGTTAAATTCAAATTTTTTTTGAAAGTTGACCCAAAACTCATGTAAAACAAAAGGACAATTTTCTGTTAAAACGCTAGGTACAATAGCAGCCAAATTTTTAGGTGAATATTGATTTATTAAAGGCAGTAACACTGTTTTAAAAAACCAATTTTTTTTATCAGGTATAGAAAAGGATTCACTTATATTACCAGCTAATTTTTTATTCATTTTATGTTGTTTATCTTTTATACAAGATTTTAATTTGTTTATTGTTTCTTTACTTAATTTATCTTCTATAATTCCTACATTAGGTAAAGTTTTATGCATGTTTAATTATTCCTTTTGGCATGGCTTGTATATTCCAATGTATAAATCTAAAAGGTTCTATTCCAAAATCTACAGCAAATTCGTGTTCTAAATATCCAGGAAATATAAGTAATGATCCAGGTACAGGTTTGAAATGTATAAGTTCATTACCATTAAAAATATCTTGTTCGTTTTTCATTTTTAATTTGGTAGCTCTAGCACCAGTTCTTGGTTCATGAAATATTGGATACGATGTTTTTTTACTACACTTTAAAAAATAAAAACCTGATACATGTTGGTTCCAATGAATATGTGCTGCATGATGACCACCACCTTTTTTAGCAAACTCTTGCACCCACAGTTCAGTGAACATAGTTGTATATAATGACATATCAAAACCTTGATGATCTAGATAGTCCCAAGATTTTTGACCTACGTAATTTCTAAAATCTAAAAAATTATTGTCTGCTAATAGAGATGTTGAATGATAAGGTCTTCCAAAATCTCCATATTGTTTAATCCATTTCTTTTCTTTATTTTTTGCATCCTTAATATATTGATTAGAAGCCTTATTAAGAGATGTAATAAATTCAGGTTTATGTTCAAACCATATAGGTGTTTTAAAATATTCTAAAATTTGCATATTATTTAAATGGATATCCAAGGTTCCACATCACCAATGAATACCTAATTCCTTTCGTTACTGGTTTAACTCTATGCCACACAAAAGAAGGAAATACAATTATAGAACCTTTGGGTAATATTTCTTTTGCTTTTATTAAGTGTTGGCTTTCATCTCTCATGTAGGGTTCATAATTTCTAAAGTCAAACTCTAATTCACCCCCTTCATATTCCGAGCCATCTGTCAATTGACATGTCATAGATAGTTTTCTAATTTTACCATGATCACGTTTACCTGGTTTATCATAAGGTTTATCCCAACTATCACAATGCCAATCATAGTATTGATTTAATTTATATTTAGTAAACTGACACGGTTCGCTGCTATCCCACTCAAAATTCCAACCCGCATTTTTGTTTGCTATATGAATATAAGGTTGTAGTTCTTTGTATATCCAATTTTCACTTAACCAAACTAAATCAGAATTTCTTTTTCTTTTTAAATCTAAAACTTCATCTTGAGTTAATTCTTTATTACCATATTCACCTGTTCTAGCCATAACTTCTTTTTGTTGAAGAGCGTATTTAATAATATCATCACATATTCTTGGTGGTACAGCAGATTTAAAACACCAATAGTAATTACTTATAATCATAAGTTATAGTTTGCACAAAATTTAAAGAGTCTTTCTGGTCGTTAATAATACAATAGTTGTTAATTGATGGAAACATAATAAACATATTGGGTTTAAGTTCTATATTCCACCATTTGTTTTTACGTTTGTTATCATCATAAAAAATTTTTACATTACAGTTTACAGTGTTTATTCCATATAAACATGTGTAATCAGGTGAATGTTCTAAATCTAAAGGATTAACATTTGATAACAAATCAGTTTTTTCATTAGGAACATAAATATTTCCCCAACTATCTTTATTAGTTAATTGAATTTTATATTTTACATGAAGGTGTTCTGTTATATATCTATTTGTTTTGTCCCAATCTTTACTAAATGTAAATGAAGTTTTATTATATAAAGAATCCATAATTGATTTAGTAAAATTTAATGGATTAATTTCAAACCCTTTTGGCATTTTTACATTTCCATAATATAAAGCCTGTTCGGATAATGTTAATTTATTCATAAGTTATTTCTATGTCTAATCCTTTATTAAAAACTCCTACTGGAGTTATATTAAATGATAATGAATATCTAGTTTTATCTGATGTATTTAAATTTATTTTGTGCTGAAGATTACTTGGAAATATTAACAGCGTATCTTTATTTGGTTTAACTACCCATTCAGTGTTAGAATATTTGTTATAATTGTTTTCATATTCTAAGTGAAAAAAATAATTGTCTAACAGATTTCTTATAAAAGAAATACTAAAGCCATCGTTTGATTCAGGATAATAAACAGCGCTTATCCACGTATTTTTGTGAAGATGTGGTTGACTTGCACCATTACTTTCTGTTCTTGTAGACCAAGAATTTAATATTTTAAATTTTTTATTATAGCTAATAACATTTAAATATTTTTGTATACAATCTTTAAATATATTTTTTTCTTTTTTAAATTGTTTATCTTCTAAAATCTTATTAGATTTAGATATATAAGTTTTAGGTAAATATGCAGTTTTATATTTTAAATTTTTTAAAATATTTAATATTTTATTTTCATCTAAATTAACTTTTACTTCCATTAATGGAGTAGAAAAAAGTTCCACAACTCTAAATTCTTTCTTTTTCACATCTTTTAGATTACTTATTTTTAAACTAATGTCAATCTATCTATTAAATCCCAAACTTGATTAGTTTCATTCCAAGAATAAATCCAAGCATTAGTATTAGCAATATTTTGTGAAACTTGTTCTTGTGTTAATTCTGGTGCATCACCAATAGGTGATTGCCATCTAGCTTCAGAAACGTTTTTTACCCAAGAGGGATAAGGTTTTGGAGGTAAAAAAATTTGATTTTCAGAATCCCAAATTTTACCTACACCAGCGTAATTTCCTCTAAAAGGTGTGCCACCTAGTTTGTGTGTATTTTGATGTGTATTGTATGAAGTTTGAATCCATAAATGTGCAGGCCAATTATTATGTTTTTCTAAATATGCTTGTCCAACAGATTCAGTTTCAACACCTTCGTTATTTAAAACATCTTCATTGTTTACAGTAAGCACTGTTAATACTTCGTTTTCTTCTGAAATTTTTGCAAAATGTGCCATATTATTGAAATTTATACCTTATTACTACTATACCTGAACCACCTTGTGCACCAGGAGCTCCTGCTCCTCCGCCTGTGTTAGCAGTTCCTGCAGTTCCTTTACCATTTACTGGCTCTGGAGTAGATGGTGTTACTGACGGTCCTCCGCCACCTGTTCCACCGGTTCCTCCGGATCCTCCGCAAGGAGGTCTTGTGGCTCCTCCGCCACCACCAGCATAAGCTACTGAACTTCCTGTAATACTTGTTGATGCTCCAGCACCACCAGGACCAGCGTTTCCTGCAGAACCTGGAGTGCCAGATGCTGTAGCACCTCCGCCGCCGCCGCCAGTAGGACCATTTCCAGCACCTCCATTACTTCCTTGTGAAGGAGCTGTTGGGACTGGTTGATTACCAGTTCCACCACTATTTGTTTGAGCTGGTGTACCTGTTCCACCGTGACCACCACCAGAACCACCTGGTAAAAAAGGTGTTACACTTGGAAAACTTACTTGTCCACCTTGTCCACCACCATTTGATGTAATTGTTGAAAAAACTGAATTAGAACCTACTCCTCCTCCTGGGCCAGTCCCATAAGGGGGTCCACCAGCACCAACTGTAATTGGATAAGAAGTTTTTGTAACTGTAATTGCGTTTGTTGGTGCACAAGCTACTAGAGGTGATGCTGTATAAGGGTCGACAGGGTTATTTCTACCCTCTCTAAAACCGCCAGCTCCTCCGCCACCAGACCCATCTCCTGGGCCTCCTGTAGTAGATGTTCCACCACCACCAGCAACAACCATATAAGATACAGTATTTTCAGCTTCTACTTCAGAAACATTAGATACGGTAAAAGTTCCAGGACCTGTAAAGGTATGAATTTTGTAATCTCCATCTTCAGTGATTGTACCACCTGTTGCAATTAAAAAAGGACTTTTTACACCAGCGGTTAAACCTAAACCTCTTGCTCCTCCTGCTCCAAATGAACCTAATATAGGCATCTTTCTATCCTCCTAATTTTACGCGAATTGCGTTTGTGCTGCAAGTACAGTAAACGTCGCATCTGCAGTTTTAATAACAGTATATGTGTATACGTCAAGTGAGTTAATATTTCCTGCAGTAGGAGCTGATCCACCTTGCCATTCTGGAGTAACTCCACTACCATCAACTTGTACAGCTGAATTGTAGTATGCAGTTCCACCTTGTTTTACGATGTGTGCTACTGTTATTGATTCTCCAGTATCCATAATTGAATTTAATGTGTTTGAACCATCACCTCTAATGTTTAATGTCCAGTTACCTGAAGCATCTGTAGTATAATTTAATACTGCTTGTGTAATTACATCGTAGTTAACTGTTCCTGTTGCAGCAGTAGCTGAGTTTGTAATTTTTTCAGCTAGTTGTTGTATTTTACCTGCACCTAAAACTACTCTCCCAATTCCTTTTGGAGAAATATTTAAATCAATATTAGAGTCAGAACCAACAGCATCAATTGCTGGACCTGAACCTGTTGCTTGGTTAGTTACATCAATGTAGTTAACAGCTGAAGCTGTTTTTTGAAATCTTATATATGGATTGTTTGAATCATCTTCAATCGCACCAGCGTCATCAACAATTATATCATTACCGTTTGTATCTAAGATACCTGATAATTGTGGAGTGATGTCTGAAGATAAATCTGTGAAAGCTGTGTCAACAACATTAGTACCATCAGAGTAAACCATTTTAGTACCTTTGTCTGTTGCTGCCCAAGTTACTCCAGTTCCTGAAGTAGTTTTAACAGTTACTGTGTAAGCACCTATTGTTGAGTTTTGAATTATGTAAGTTTTTTCAACTGAATCTGGAACAACTACGTTAATTGCACCTGCAATTGTTCCTGTTAATTTAATTACTGCATCTTTACCATTTGATAAAGCACCGTTTGAATAAACTAAAGTTGCACCAGCAGTAACTGCAATAGAAGAATAACCACCGATAGCTTGTTCTAAAATTAATAAGTTTGTATTTGTAATTTGACCCCAAGTTCCTGAGTTTTCACCAGTTGCTTGTACAGTTAATTTTAAATTAGCTGATGTTGAGTTTGCCATATTTTATGTCTCCAATTATTTAAATTTTATAAATTTTGACTGTAAAGTCAATATATTATTTTTAAGCAGCGGTGTCAACTTCTTGCCAACCTGGTGGAACAACTGGTGCTGTGCCAGTATTTACTTGGTTCCATATTAGTGTTCTAAGGCTTCCTTGAGCCATTGTCAAGGCATTTCCTGACACTAATACATTAGCATTTCCTGTGACTTCGTCAACACTATTTTCCTGCATGGTCATTTCTTGACCACTTACTTCAGCTATAGTATTTGCATCTAATACTGCTGTTCCAAGATTAATTGTTGCAGCTTGTGCATATCCTGTAGCATCAAAATATACTCCATTACCCCAAGTAGACTGACCCCAAGTTTGATCACCCCATGAAATATTTGTAATTACACCTGTATTAGCGTCACCTTGAGTTACAACGTCATCTAACGTTGCAGTCATTTCTATACCAGTTAATGCAACATCTGGCGCAGGATCTACATCACCTTCTTGCATAGACATAGCAAGAGTAGTAATTTGTTCATTACCATATGCTCCACTGCCCCATGCATAAGAACCATTCCAAGTAGAAGCAGAAGTTGCTGATACTTCAGCTATAGTATTTGCATCTAAATCAGCTGTGCCATCATTCATTGTCATGGCCATTGATGCAGATACATCATTTAAAATAATTGTTGAACCATTGGTTCCATCAAAATGAAGTAAGTTTACTGTATTTGCATCCGTGCTAAATTCTGATGTTGGAACAGTTA